CGTGGTCCTTGAAGATCTTGCTCAGCGAGGTGCGCCCGGTGCCCTTGCAGAACTTGCACTTCACACCCAGCGTCTTGCTGCCGGGGATGACGGTCGCACCGTGCCCGCCGCAGTGCTCGCAGGTCGGGTTCCGATGCCACGCGACGCAGCCTTGAGCCAGGTCGTAGGCCTGAACGCGGTTGAGCTTCACCTTCATCGCCCTCGCCTGCCGCCAAGCGTCGTCGGCCAGGATCTCGACCAGCTCGCGCGCCGCGGTGCTATCGCCCAGGAATAGCCGCTGCAGCGCCACGGCCAACGGGAACTCCCGGCCGGCGAGCCCCATCGCGCCCAGCACGTCCGAGTCGGATCGCGTCGTGCGCTCGTTGATCTCCAGGTTCGTCGAGCGGACTGCGCTGGCGTAGCGCTCGATCACCTTCATGCGCGACCCTTCAGGCTGTCGCCAATCCGCGCCGCAAGGTTGCGCCGGCTTCCATCCACCGAAGGACGGCCGGTAGCGTCCTCCAGGCGCCTCAGCAGCTCCTTGAATTCGGCATCGCTCACGCCGCGGCGCTTCAGCAACTGGGCCAAACCTACGATCACCTCGGCCGTTGCCGCCCGGTGTGCGTTCATGGTGTCGGCGAAGAAATCGGACGCCTTCAGGTACTGCTCGAATTCCTTCATGCTCATTGGGGAACCTCCTGATCTTGGATTGAGAACTCGACGAAGCGCAGCGGGTAGCGCCGTTGGCTGGTGCGGTACTGCATCGAGGGCTTGTCGAACCAGAGGACCTGCGTGTAGTCCTGCACACCGTCCTCGCGCTGCTTCTTCAGGATCAGCTTCGCGTCGATGTCAGCCTGCATTTCCTCCCACGCGGCCACGGCATCAGGGTCGTTCGGGTTGGCAGGTGCCTCGTCCTTCTGGGCTCGCCAGATGGAGAACACGTTGTCGGCGCCGTTGACGATGCCGCCGGCACCGGCCACGTCCATCTTTCCGGGCGCCTCGGCCTCGTCGCGGCTCTTGCGCGGGTGCGCCACGAGGTGAACATGGACGTTGTGCGTCTTCTTGAACGACACGAGTTTCTGCACGGCCTCGTTCTGCTTCGTGATCGAGCCGGGCCCGTCCTGCGGCACGTCGATCATCATCAGGCTGTCGATGACGAAGTGGCGCACGCCGTAGCGCCGCGCCGCATAAGCGAACACCTCCAGCAGCCGATCCAGCTTCGCCACGCCCACCAGGTCGAAGATCCAAAGCTTGTCGCGCAACCACGCGCCTACCGCCTGCAGGTACTCGCGCGTTGGGCGATCCAGGCCCGTGGCCTGCTTGTGGATGCGCTTCAGGTGCCGCGCGGCCCCCAACTCGCCGGAGAAGACGGCGACGCGCTCTCCCTGCAGCATCAGGCCCAGCAGGATCTGATCGAGCATCAGGCTCTTGCCGTGGCCGTTGATGCCGGTCCAACAGGTGTACTCAGCCATGCGGAAGCGGAACCACTCCAGCTCCTTGTCGATGTACAGGGCCGGAGCGACAGGCGAGCCCGGCGGCGGATAGAACAGGTCCACCACCGCCTGCGTGTACTCATCTGCATTGCGCAGCTCTTCGGGATCGAGCGGCCGAGCGTCTTCGATGGCCTGCTGAAAGTCCACCGCCTCAGCGCCGTCCTGCAGCCATTGGTTGGCATCCTTCGCGCCTAGCCGCACCCGCCGGCACCGCTCGATGCCCAATCGGTTGATGACTTCGACCGCCCCTTTGTCGCCGGGCTCGTCGTTGTCGAAGCAGATCAGGATGTCGTCGAAACGAGCGAGCTTTTCCCAGTCGTGTTCGATCCACTGGTGATTCCCGGCGCCCTGGTTGACCGACATTGCAGGGATGCGCATCTGGTGCAGCGTCATGGCGTCGATCTCGCCCTCGGTAATCGCGACGGTTCGCGCCTTCGGGTCGATCAGGTGCCAGCCGAACAGGCACGGGGCTGCGCCGGACTCCTGCCGCATGTCCTTCTTTTCGTCGGCGTTCCGGTACTTGACGTTCAACACCTCCCCCGCTTCGTCGATGAACGGGAAGACGGCGTAGGCTTTGCCGCCGCGCAGCTGTTCGCCGATCTTGAAGGCCGTCAGGGTTTCAGGCAGAAGTCCCCGGCTTGTCAGCCAATCGTGAACCCGTTGCTTCGGCTTCTGGCAGGCGGGCTTTTCGGGCCGGCGGTAGGCTTTTTCTGGCGGCTTCGGGAAGTCGTCGCGGATGCCGAGGTGGCGCTTGATGTCCTTCAACGCCTCCACCATGGACATCCCGCGACACGCCATCCACAGGTCGATCAGGTCGCCGCCCTCCCCGCTCGCGAAGTCCTTCCACACCCCGGCCTTGTGCCCGCGGATGGACAGGGAAAGGCTGTCGCCGGGTTCGCCGCTGGTGTTGCCGGCCTTCCACTCGCTTCCGCGTTGCTTGCCCTGCGGCAGCAGCAAGCGCGCAACCTCGCCGGCCTGCGACGCCAGCATGTGCTTCAGCTCGGTGACGTTCAAGCGGCCACCTCCTCGGGAGTCCGCTTGCCGTCGCAGAACTCGCGGAAGTTGCCGATGTGGCAGCGGGCGTTCGCCGCCTCGCCCGGATGGTCGAAGCCGGCAACCTGCCACCACTGCCGGCCGTCGTCAGTGACCGGCGCAGCTCTGGCCTTCGCCCCCGGAATCTCGTCCTCCCATCGGGCTTGGTTGAGCCACGACGAAGCGTGCGGGATGAACTTCCCGTTTTCTCGGGTGTCGAGGTGCGGCCTCTGCGCCGCCAACGCGCCCAAGAGCGTGGCCTGGAGCGCAGCATCCGGCGCGAGCTTCAGCCATGCCTGCAGCGCCTTGCTTTTCCCAGCCTTGCGCGGATAGGCGGCGTAGAACACCTCGAACCCCGGCAGGCTCTCGATTGCCGCAGTCGGAGACCTTCGCGGACGCTTCCCCCCTTGGGGGGTAGAGGGGGTATCTGGAGACGGAGACGGAGACGGAGACGGAGACGGAGACGGAGACGGAGACGGAGACGGAGACGGAGACGGAGACGGAGACGGAGACGGAGACGGAGACGGGGCACTGCCAGTTTCTGCCAGTGGCACTGCCAGTTGCGTGCCCGAGGCACTGCCTGTGGCACCACCGGGCACTGCCTCGGGCGTTTTTCCGTCTGCTGCGTGCACCCTCTTGGCGTACTCTGGCATCATCCGGGCAGCCTCTGCGCGTCCGTACTGCTTGCACAGGGCACCCCATCGGCCTTTTTCGGAACGCTTCTCCGCGCCTGCGGCCCAGGGGTTGTGTTCCTCCCAGTCATGAAGCCGTCGCATACCTTCATTTCCATCGAGGAATCGCACGTCTGCGCATTCACGCGCGAACGCGCCAAGTTCACCACTCCAACCGACGGCCAGTTCGATGTCCTCGTCGGTCATGCCTGACAAGTCACCATCAGTACGATTGGCCGCAGTCCAAAGGAATAGCCGCACGAGATACCAGCCCGCACAGTCCCCGAGTCGCCGAATCAACTTCTTGGTTTTCGGGTGGTCAGGCAGCGCAGCAGAGATGCGAGCATCAGCGACCATCTTCGTCGTCGCCCCCACTGTCTGCTCGCCAGATCTCCTCGGCGATGCGTGCAATTTCTTCTACGTCGAACACGCAGGCATCGGCGGCCGGGTCGTTGGGCAGCTTGACTGGCGCGATCGCAACAGCATCAAGCAATGCTTCGCTCACCATCATGCTGTCCTTGTCGCTCCCAGGCTCGACGTACTTCGCCAAGCGGCCATCCGGCTGCAGGTGATCAAGGAGTTGGCCGAAGTGCATGGTGCGCCACAGATACGCCTGGATGTTTTTCACGCCACGGGCCTTGAGGAAACCGATGGTGGCCATTGCTGAGCGGTTGACGGGAATGTCAGCGAGGTAGAGCCCTTTTTGCTTCGGCTTTGACTTACGCAGCTTGAATTGCCCGCCGGCCTGCCATACGTCGAGCGCACGGCGGAAGATCTCGGGGTCGCACGGGGTGTGAAGGTCGTCGAACCATTGGGAGTTAGAAGCGGAATTGGTCATAGCGGTCTCCTGAGCAGTTATTGGGATTTGAAGTCTCCCGCGTTCAGGGTGGCTCTGTCAGCGCTTGTTTTCATCTACACCTCTCAAGTGACACCTCAAAAGAAATCCTCGGCAGGCAGGAGGTGGAGCTACTTTTCGGGAGCGACCCTAGCCGTGGAAAAACGGAAGTCCTACGACCAGGCTCGCCCCTCGTGCTGCATGCACCAGACCGCACTGGACCACGAGCGGTGAATCCGCAAGTACCAAAGGAAGTGCGCGACGTAGATCACGCGATTGATCGGGCCGCGCATCAGTCCCACTCCAGGGTGCGAACTGTCTGTACGGCACTCAGGTGTTGCTTCGCCATGAGCAGCAGCGCGTCTACGTAGTCGGGCGGGAAGCAGCGCATGTCTTGCCCGACCACGCGCAGGCCCGCATGGGCCATTACCAGCGCCAGCTTGTCCAGGTGATCGCTGAGCAGCCTGGAGACGGTGGACTCGCTCACACCCATGGCCGCAGCAATGGCGGTCTGGGAGGCGTCGCGCTGGGTCGCCTTGAGGATGCTCGACACGATCTTTCGAGCGCGGTCTTCCGGCGGCTCGACGGTCACGTTGCAGCTCCTTGCGACGGTGTGCGCCAGGTTGCACCTCCGTGCAGCCGCTTGCGGCGCGTGCAAGAGCATGCTGCACGTCTTGCTGGTGCTTGCGGGTGAGCGCGCCCAGACTGCCCAGTCATGAACACACCCCATGCCCTGCCAGCCGCCCACGACCCTGACCTCATCCACAACAGCACGCGCACAACGCTGAGCACCAATGCCGATCCGGATGGACGAGCCCCCGCGCGAGTGATGCTACGCACCAGCAGGCTGGTGATTCGGTGGGTGGATGGCGACGTGGATGTGCGGTTTGCCGCACAGGATGTCGATGTCACTGCAAACAGCCGCATGCCCCGGCGGAAGTGCGTGTAGCGTTTGAAGTGTGCCCACCCGCTTGCGAGGTACGGCCCGGTCAGTTCCAAGGCTTCAAGCACTGGCATCTCAGGCCGCCTTCTCTTGCGCGAACCACTCGGGCCGTAAATTGCGGAGTTGATAGACGCGCAGTTCCGGCACGTGCTCTCCCCACTGCGACACAGCGCCCGGAGTGATCTGCAGGATCCTGGCCAACGCTGCGGCGCTTCCGGCATGGGCAATGGCAGTTTCGGTTTTCATGGGGTCACAATCCTACAGCACACTAAAGTTAATTGATAGTCCACTAAAGAATTCAGGTGGCTTAATTGGTTCCCATGACTCTCAGCGAACGAATAAAGGAAGCCCGCGATGGCGCGGGCCTGAGCAATGCCGAGCTAGCCCGCGCGACCGGACGAAGCCAAGGGGCTGTTACCCAGTGGCTTGATGGGTCCGTTCAGTCACTTAAGGCGGACACGGCTGCGCAGATCGAGCGCGCAACTGGATACCGGGCTACATGGCTGGTGACCGGTAAGGGTGCGAAGCGAGTTGAAGAGTCTCTGCCAGCATTCAATCGGGACGTGCTCACCGCTCTCGAAATCATCGGCAAGTCGCTTGAGCTAGTTGCAGACCCCAGCGCCAGAGAAAGTGCAAGGTCAATGCTCGTCACCTACATCAATGACCCGAAGGGAAACCTGGACATCCTTCCGCTCATCGCCAAACGCATCTCTGGTGATACGACGATGGAGAAGCCCGGCTTCTGGACGGCATCTGAAGATCGGCCGCAACCTCCAGCGACGCTCAGGCAATCGAAGAAATCAAAGCCCTAACGCCTCAACAGGGCTGGGAAAAATACTTTAGCGTACTTAAGGGTCTTTATTTAGTGTGCTTTTGATTTTTACTTAAGTACACTAAAGTGCAGCCACACCCTTTGGGTTGTGGAGTTGCTCTTGATCCGTGCAGAAACTTGCGCCCAGACCGGCGCCCTTGCTATCGCCGCGCTACTGGTGGCCTGTGGAGGCGGTGGGGGGTCTATTGGCAGTGCGCCGCTGCTGGCGCTAGCACCAG